AAGAGGGGTGTCGAGCGAAATTCATTGGACAAATATCGGAACAAATCAATACACAAACAGGGTATGTAAAACAAAAGAGATACAATAAACCCGGGGGTTCCAGTAAGAGATTTAATTTGTCGAGAAAACATCAAAAATACAGCGGCCAATCCAATGATGATCGATAGCGAAAGAACAATGTTCATGACAATAGAAACACTACTCGCGGACGACATGGATGCGGGTATGGAGGATAATGATACATACATCACGCCGATTAAAAACAATCCCACAAACACGCCTGTCAAAAGAGAGGAATAATTATTCCCCTCGAAACTTTTTCCGACGAACAGGTAAAACAAGATATAAAGGGGAAGTCCGATCGAAAAAATATATAACATGGTTTTCCAATTTGACATATTGTCGAATTCAGAAAAGAGTTGATATAAAGAATACGCCGGAAGTCCCACCAAACACGCTGTTCCTAGACCCGCAAATAGACGGGGGTGAGTAGTTACATAATTACTTATATTTTGATAAATAGGTAGAATGATTTCACGAATTATATTTGACATGGTAGATATAATACATGGGCATTTTTTTTCGAGTCCGTCTACAAGTTCTCCATCGCGGTCTTTTTTCCATGACATTCGCGACACAATGCAACTAAATTATCGATATGGTTACTACCTCCGTGTTCCAGTCTCATTTTATGATCGACTTCAAACCATGCAGAAAGTTGTTGCTGGCAATCACCACAACACCAATTTTGCCGTGATGCCACAAATTTCTTTTTTGTTTCACTTACGGAACGTTTTGTCGTTTTTTTCCCAGAATGTAACATGCGTGTTTCACCAACGCGCTCCGTTGCATCTGGCATAGAAACAACTGGGTAATTGTAATTTCCACCATCTATGCTTTGGTATTGACTGTCAAAAAAGTTTTGCTTCGATGTGAAATCTAAAATAGGTGATAAAAAGGTTGACGTATCGCGATCTACCGGCAAATATTTGATATAGTCATTGGATGTGGTTATGATTTCTTTCGCGCGCAAAGGGTTTTTTTTAATAAGTGTATATAACATTAGCGCACCGAAAACGACACCCGCCATTTGGTAATATTTTTTCCAAGACATCATCAATTTTATATATTTTCCTTCTGTATAGATATTTGCAACAATAAATCCGGTAATCAATAGTAGAATAAGTTCGAAGCGCATTCCACTCCCTTTTTATTATAAATCGTTGTTATATTCCGTGGAGAATTTTTTCATGTCTAGATTGTTCATTCGTAATAGACCAAAATGAATAAAAATAACAAAGATATAAGCACCATATAGAGAACCCGTTTTCGTAACCGTAATGTCTCATGTAAATAAATGGGTTTTGGTTTATACTCACTTCTATATTTATCTAAAGCCATTGGCAAAGAGAGTTCTTCTTTTCCAAGATAGGCGTTGAATTTGTTATGTATAAAATGAACCCACCGCACAAAAGAATCTCGATTGTCCAAGTAGGGGGTGACGGGATATTTATCCAAAAATTCACTAAATTTGTCGCCCATGCTGCTCTCGGGTATAAAAATAGGCATGTTTTGTAGTAGGTCATAATATTTACGTTTCGTAACCGAATTTGGTGTCATAGGATAGGATTCAGCAATCGTGTGTAAGAAAAACCAATAATGCGGACCCCACACAGAAGAATCGAATTTCATATTGTAAAATAATTATATAGAGCAATGTGATTATATCTAGTTAGAAATGAACGATACATATTGCAATAATTGTGGAAAGCAAGGACACTTATATCATCAATGTAAAATACCGATTACAAGTATAGGAATTATCGTATTTCGAATACATGAAAATGAATTACAATACTTAATGATACGACGAAAAGACACGCTTGGGTATATTGATTTTATGCGAGGAAAATATTCGATCTATAACAAAGAGTATGTTATGAACATGTTGAAACAAATGACGGATGAAGAGAAAGAAAGGTTAATAACGGAGGATTTTGATACCTTATGGAATGGGATTTGGGGGAATGAAAACATATCGAATCAATATAAATCGGAAGAAGCCATATCCAGAGAAAAGTTCAACGCATTGCGGTCGGGTATTTTGGTAAAATATCATTTTTATACATTGGCAACCATGGTAGAAGATAGTAAAGCATTTCCTTGTTGGCAAGAACCAGAATGGGGGTTTCCGAAGGGTCGCCGTAATTATCAAGAAAAAGACTATGAATGTGCGCTTCGTGAGTTTTCCGAGGAAACTGGGTTTCAGATTAAGCATTTAAAACATGTTCAAAATCTTTTTCCGTTTGAAGAAATATTTACCGGTTCGAATTATAAATCTTATAAACATAAATATTATTTGACATACATGAAGAGCAAACACACATTCGAGATGGAAAACTTTGAACCCTCCGAAGTCAGTAAGATGGAGTGGAAAAATTATGATGAATCTATGTCATGCATTCGACCTTATAATATAGAAAAAAAGAGGATGATTACCAATATAAATAACATGTTAAAAACATATCGGTTGTTGTCATTTTGACGCGCTACGTGCATTTAGTAAAGTTGTACATACGGGTTCAATATATGGGTAAAAAATATCCATATATTGTAAGATATGCCCCCTAAAAAAACGAAAAAGAATAGCAAAGAAGAACCAGAATCTGCCACGAAAAAAAGACGGACCAAAAAAAGGCTTGTTTTCGTAGATAATTTATCATCGGCATTCATGGAACGTCGCCCGATAAATGTAGACGAGACTACGCCAAACCCACTTGTCGATGCGCTTTTGGGAAAAGTATCGGAACAGCAAACATTGATCGCAGAAAAGCAACGCCGGGCACCCAATTTGACAAGATGGAACGAAAAAACGGGGCAATACGAAAAACTAAAGAAGACTGCTAAAGTGCAGATATTGGGGTGTGATTATAATTACGAACCCACGGACGAAGATGCGCCACGGTTAGCCGAGTTAAATAAATTAAAGATTGACGAATTGAAAGAAATATTGTCGATCTTGCGTGAAGGATCTACTGAAGGTGGAGTGTCGGCAGGAGCAAGACGACACCATGAATTTGTCAACTTAATTTTATGTATTGAGAATAAAAAACGCGAAATAGCACCACTGTCCGTGTCGATTGCACCGCCAACTGTAGTGGAAGAAGGAGTCTCGCCAGAAAGTTTAACCTTAATTTCCGAAAAAGGAACGGAGGAAATGAATGCACCAGTAACTGCAGAAGAGTATGCATCGCCAATGACGGATAATAAAGAGGTGCCCTATCAATTTAGTGAACCGAAAAGCGTGGCCAGTGAACCGGAAACCGTGGTTGAGAAAACCGCCCAAAACCTCAATGTTCCAGAACCAGGTTCTCAACAATACAATTTATTTTTGGCAGAACAAGAGAAAAAAGAGTTTCTAGACAACCAATCTACCTCCGACCCCACACCCTTTCTCTACCCCACTTTAAATGACCCAAATTTCAATATTAAAATTGCAAGCCGAAAGGAATTTCAGGACACGCAATACGACGGCAATATATATGATATTAAAAAACAAAGTGAACTCTTATGTAATGCAGATTTTGAACTCCTGCCTCACCAACTTTTTGTCAAAAACTTTTTATCCTTCCAAACGCCTTATAACGCCTTATTGCTTTACCATGGATTAGGATCTGGAAAAACGAGTAGCGCAATCGGTATTGCTGAAGAAATGCGTTCTTATATGCGACAAGTTGGGTTTCATCAACGCATTATGGTAGTAGCGTCGCCGAACGTGCAACGAAATTTTGAATTACAACTATTCGATGATCGTAACCTAAAATTGGAGGATGGTGTTTGGCGTATGAATACACCGATGGGGAACGACTTATTGCAGGAAATTAATCCTACGCAATTGAAAGGCATTCCGCGCGAAAAGGTGATTTCACAAATCCGGAGGTTGATTTCACAATACTATACGTTTATGGGATATAGAGAACTTTCCAATTTTATCACCAAAAAAATAACCATTGACGACGAGACAAAGTATTCAAGATCACAATTGGAAAAATTAAAAGCGCGTAAAATTCAAGC